CTAATGCAGCAACCATTCCTTCAAGTGTCGATGTTGCAAATTCGAGATTTTCACCTTTAGTATTTGCTTCCTGTGTCGGCTCCGAGAATTTTACTTTGTAGAGGAACTCTACTCTGTATTTATAAAGGCCGCCAATCATCTTTGTTACAATGTGGCCAAAGCCGACATAAGGTGCTGTATCATTTGCATTACGTTTCATTACTCCCTCTGTTACCGTATGGCCGAGCAATGCTGCCATAGTTGCCTGATCCTCATCATCGATTCCGATTGTTACTGTTCCTGACTGGAATGTTGTATCACTTTCGGAAAGAACGTTGTCCGCAAACAATTTAGCTGAATTGGTTGTGATTGATACGTTACATGAAATAGCTCTTGCCGGTTTCTTTGCGCCGTCATATGAAGGCGTACCATCTGTAGCTTCAGTCAATATAGCATATCTGAAATTATCTAATCCAATTTTTGCCATTTACTCTTCCTCCTTAAAATGTGCAAAATTTAATGTTTTATGGTAAAAGCCCGTCTCAGGTTCAAACATATCAATTGACGACCTGGAAGGCTGATACACAAAATCATTTTCCTTAAGTATCCTTTTTAATTTGCTGATTATCTGGTTAAAATTGCCCTTGGAATATACATCAAAATCGTAATATGTAACATAGGCCATAAGCTCATTATCCGCAGATAAAGAATTATCTTCGTCTTGCTCCTGGTATGTTACATATTGGTCTTCATGACCGTTGTATATTAAAAAATTAACCGGAATATTAACACCGTCCACTTGAAAATCCCTTAAAATACTTTCAATTAACTCATTCATCAAGTAATCCTCCGCTTGCTTTCTTTTGCGCTTCAAGCATTGCCTTTTCAATCTTTGACTTATTAAAAGCCTTACGAAGAAAAGGCTGTTTCGGGAAAGGTGCATTAGAACGACCGTATTCAAAGACATTGGCTATAAGCGGCGCGGGTACGACTCTTCCTTTTTTATTTTTGAAATAGCCGTAAAAACCTGCTTTTGTGTTTATGCCATCATCTGAAGGTGTCCTATATACACGTGTGACTTTAATACATTTAACGATTTCAGAATCTTTAAGCGCCTGCGGCAGATTAGAACGTATCTCATTTGCCGCGGCCTCGGCACCTGCTTTTGTCATAGCTCCGAAAATTTCCGTTGTTGACTCATAGATTTTTTTAAAATCTTTCATTATGTCGTCGGGAAGTTCCATTATAAACTGTGCCATCAGTGAGTTATCTCCTTACACTGCATTTCCAACTCAACATTTTCTTCATTAACATTGTTTAAATACTCTATCGAGTATCTTTTATCTTTAAAAACCACAATCATATCTCTGTTAATTTCCGCTTTTGGAAAGCGGATTGTAAAGTTGGTTAATGCTTTTTCAAAGTCTGAATCGTTCTTGATTATCGTCATTCCCTTCGTTGTTTTTACTGAAGCATACGTCTCAACAACCAACTCTCGGACTTCCGTTTGGAAGCCCTCAGTGTCGGTTTGTATGGAGGTCCGATAAATCTTTATTTTCCGGTTGTATTTGCCTGCATTTATCATAATAAATTCACCGCATGCAAATTAAGGATTGATTCAACCGTGCGATTCACGTTTGATTTATCAACGTACATCGCGCGGTTGTCCCACATATCCTGACAAAGTATCAAAACAACAATCACAAGGTCAGAATAAGCATCTAAGTCTTTATCTGCCAAGCCCGTGTAGCTTTTGATATATTCCTTAGCAACCCTAATCAGCGTATTTATTGTATTTGTTTCGTCAGCATCCGGAGAATCGAGGCGGATATAATCCGCCACATCCTCGAACGTAATATCACTGACTTTTAAAATGTCCTGCATATAATCACTCCTCGCGATTATTCGTCTTTTTTGGCCTTTTTCTTTTTCGGCTCTTCTGTTTTTTCTGAAGCAACCTCAACAATATAACCGGCGTCAAGCAGGCTTTCGGCGAGAGACTTTTCAATCTCTCGCACTTCACCCGCGAACATGTTTACCTGACCGCAAAAAGACTTTAAAGCTTTATATTTCATGGCTTAACTCCTTATGATGCTTTCATTACGAGTTTGGAAATCTTCTGCTGATCTTCAACCTTTGAGTCAAATTCAAACCAGCCTACTACTCCAACTGCATGCTCATCAGCAAATTTTTCTCTAAGAACCTGAATATTCAGCTGTTCTGAGAACTTGCTTGCAAGGCCTGACATATCTCCGTAGATGATTGCTGTGTTTCCTGCTGCGATTTCTGGCATGTTATCCGAAACGTAAACAGGTTTTCCAAGTAATACCTTACCAAACGGAGCTGTAACATCATCCTGAAGGATGTATCTGCCCTCCTGGTCTTTAAGCTTTCTTAAAGCTGTTCTTGTCTTTGATGACATAAGCCACATAGCGTCATCCTGGTATTCATCAATTACCGCATCCTGAACATCAATAAGTTCGTCTGCTGTGATTGCGTTTGTTGCTGCAGCTGTTACTACATTAGTTGCACTTGAAAGACCTTCAACCTTGTTTTCTGTTCCATTTAAGAGTTCTCTTTCGATGAATCTCTTGATAGCGCGAGCCATACGTTTAACAACATAGTCTGTAATGTTGAACTTACTGTTGTTAACAAGTGAAAGTGAGATTTTTGAAAGCGCACCGGCAAGGAAACCGTCAAGTTCAATTGTTACAAACTTGCCGTTTGAGCTTGCAAGCGGTGTAAATTCTGACGCATAAGCAACTTCAATGTCAGTAGTTGAATCATCATAGCAAGGAATCTGAATCTTGCCCGGTACATTGTATTTTGTTGTTTTTTCAAGAATCGGGCAAATTGCGTAAACTTTTTCAATAATTTTGTTTGCGATTGTTGTAGGAATAGTTGCGCCTGCTGAATTTACAGCCGGTGTAAGTTCACCATCTCTTGTATTCATCGGTGTTCCTAATGCCATTGAGCGAATATATTCCTCAAACATTCTTTCCTCTTTAGCTTCAACTGACTCTTCATCAGCTGCTGCCCCGGCATCATCTTTCTTTTCCATTGTTTTTTCATCTTCAAGGGCTTTGTCAATTTCTAAAGCTCTTACGATTTTCTTAACGTTTTCGTTGATCTCATCAAGTTCTTTCAACTCTTCAGCAGTAAGCTCTCTTTCCTCTGCTTTGGCAGCATTCAAGATTTCTTCTGAACGTGTGATGTAGTCATTTTTCTTTTCTTCTAAGTACTTCATTGACATTTTTAGTTTTCTCCTTTCATTTCTCTAATCATTTTTTCAAACTTTGAATAGTCAATTTCTTTTTTATCTTCCGGTTTTTCCGGTGATAAATCCCTTATATGCATTCCGGTCACAAACGGCTGTGACATATAAAGCGCTTTGTCATCCCTTGACTGGATAAGAGTTCCCTCATATGCCGGGGAATGATTATCATCAAGGATTGATACTTCCCTTAAGTCAAGGTCTTTAACCAGTCTTAAAGGCGTTTCGTCTTCGGTTCTTTCTTCCACTCCTTCAGGAACGTCATAAAAGCCGAAGGACCAACCAACTAACTTTCCTTCTTTTGCTTTTTCAATCACTTCGGGATCTGTTATTGTGGCTCTTGCATGAAGCCCGATGGAATCCTCTTCAAGCTCTAAATTTGTTTTTGTGGAGCCTAAATCCCTTGACCATTCGTGATTAAGCAAAATATGTACGTCATCATTTCTTTTCAACGCACTAAAAAACGCACCCTTGCAGATGCGCTCAATGAAATAACCGAATCGGCTTTTAAGCGGTTTAGAATTGCGCTCGATTGCGTTTACGTAGCCGCTTATTTCTACGCTGTCGGCTCTGATGGTGATTTCCATTCGCTTCCTCCTTCGTCTGTTTTTATTAACTCTTGTGTTTCTTCGTCGGCATCTCCGACATTGCCTATGGTGTCAGTATTTGGCGTATAATATACGTGTTTAATCGTGTCATAAAGCACTGCTCCAAGTCCCACGTTAACCACGTCTAAGCCCTCAATCCAGTTAAGGTTTTCTTCTCTACGGATTTCATTCAAAGTTAAAAATCCGGTATCTTTTGCCAGCTTGTAAGCTTCATAACGTTCTTTCAAGTTGGCTCTTACAACTTCTTTTGTATCAAATTCAAAGAATTTTTTGCCCTTTTCCTTTTCAAGTAAAAGGTCGCGATTTAAAGCTGTTTCAAAAGCCTTAACAATCGGGTAAATTGCAAACTTAAAAGTGTCTTCAAAGCTATCCGATATGTGAAAAAGGTTATGAATTTCCTTTTGAAGCGTTATTTTGGATTCATTAAGCTGCATATCCGTTACGGTGTCTGAAGCTTCCTGAAATTCAAGGCCGTTATTTAAAATAACTATCTTGTCAGATTCGTTTGAATACATTTGTGCCCAAGCCTGTTTGAGTTTCGCAATAGCTCCTTCATCCAAGGTATGAGTGGATTTCAAAAAACCTCTCTTATTGCCACCCTTCTTGACCATCCCCAGCTGGTATAACATAGTCTGATAGGCGGTTTCCAGCATTTTCGAAATCTGAGCGGTTAATCCTTCACCGGATGCACCGTCTTTTGTATTTCTTAAAAGTTTAATGAAATCAAAATCCCGGTACTCTTTGCCCATTACAAGCAGCTTGTAATATTTATAAATCGGATCGTCTGATTTCCACACTTCAATATGCCTTTCCTCGACATAATGGAGACCTGTTACATCATTCCTGCTTTTTGAAATATAACAATATCCGCCTTTTCCCATAAGGTAATCTTCAACCATTGCTTTTTTGGTTTGAAATGCATCCAGTTTGTCCGCTGTATCGCCATTCAAGAACGTTTCTCTTACATCGCCGTTAATTCTTTCCACCTTATCATCTTTATTAC